TCATTGGTAAACCAGTAATCTCTATACCATCCCGGAATCATCTTTTAGCAAATTCATATGTGTTGGAAGACACATGTGTCTTTGCAGTGGAAATTTCCACTCCCAATTTCATAATAACCTCCATATACTTCTTAGCAACTTCATTGTGTTTTATGACAATGTCGTCACCAAGAATAATATATTGGTTAAAATGTTTTAATCCACAAAGGTGTGCACAATAGTGTACAACTAAGTGGTGGGCTAAGGTGAATGCCGCTCAAGAAGAGTAACTACCCATTGGTTGGCCAGCGCCGTAAACAACGGTGTTAACCACTAATCCATCTGGATTAACAATGGAAAATTCTCTTTTTGAGAGGATCGCTTCTCAAGAGTCTCCAATTTGCTTTTCAGCAAAAATCCGCTTTAAAAGGCGGGCTTGGAGTCTGATTGGGAAACGATCCGTCGCAGATGATAAGTCTAGTGATCAGAAATCGTGGTTGTTGTCAAGTTCTCATAAATTTGTGGGGTCTTGAGTAAAAGTTCTATCACAAGGTAACTTCTTCAACAAAGAGAAGAGTTTACTATGGATAGGTTTGAGAAAAAGTTGTGTATAGTAATCAACTATAGCAACTATTCTTAACTTCGCCTCAGGATCCTTGATAAAAGTTAATCTTCCAAGACCAATCGGTTTTGTATTGAAGATTTCCTTCTCTCAAGCAAATTTATAAGAACTACAGAAATAATCTTGACCTTCCTTATCCGTAAGATTCAAAATATGCTGCATTTCGTTGTAGTTATAACTTAATAAACTATCAACTGCAGACAATGTAGCGGGTCCAATCGGACCTGCCTTTGAACTTAAGTATATGTCCTTTTCTTTCGAAAAGGATGGTTTTGTCGCAAGCAACTCGTTATCTCTAACGAACTTGTTAATGAAACCGGAAGGAATTGTATATTTACAATTAGATTTTTCTGTTATTGAAGCATAATTTGGTTTAACCTTATCTCATTCACTTTTTGATAGAACAAAAGCTCTACTAAAAAGTAAAAGAGTAAGGAGAAATTTAAATTGTTTAGCTTCAACCAAAGGTTTTAGGAAACCTAAAACCTTCGGTCAACCACTCCTGTCTATCCCAATGTTAAGCTTATTAACAAACAAAGGTCGACCACATATGTATCTTGTACAATGTAGTCTCATTTGTTTGAATATCTTAATTGTGGCAATAATGCCACAATGACGGATATATTTCACAATAAGTTTAACAAAAGGTATGATGTATGTATTACCTTGAATCTGAGGAAAGAATGTGCGACATAATCTTTTTAAGATTTTGTACATATTTCTTTTCATGGTATTTTAACAAAAATATCATCAGATACCAAGGTATCTGGCATCAGCAGAGGGACTTTCCACCTTTTGGAAGGTTTCGTTTGCCATGCTGGAAAAATATACATTATCTAACTAGAACAGGGTTCCAAAACCCTATAAACGTTCTAGAGACAGAGCTGATCTAAAGACCAGAATCTGCAAACCGGTAAAACCGGACAGATTAAAGACAAGTAGAAAAGGGTTTTCACCTTTATCTTCTGGCCAGGTAGGCC